TGTAGTAGGTTTTGTAGACCAAAAGGGGTTACAAGAATGGCGTGATGCAGTAGGAGAAGATGTAGCAAATTATGTATCACGTAAGGCTATGAACACAGGAACCAAAATGCATAACATGGTCGAGAACTATTTATATAATAAAAAGAACACTGAAAAGAACCTATTTGCTAAAGCACATTTTGAGAACATTAAACCACTATTGCAGCCAATAACAAATATAAGAGGGTTAGAAGAGAGACTCTGCAGTAAGGAGTTAGGCTTAGCAGGAACAGCAGATTGTATAGCATACTATGGTGATAATAAGGCAATTATTGACTTTAAGACCTCTAGTAAACAAAAGAAAGAAGAGTGGATTCAAAAGTATTTCCTTCAAACTACTGCATATTCACTTATGTGGGAAGAGTTAACAGGTGAGAAAATAGAGCAAATTGTTATATTAATTACAGGAGAAGACGGTTCTAGAGAGGCATTTATACGAAATAGGAAAGATTATATAGAAGAATTACATAATACAATAGCAGCATTCCAAATGGAGAAAGAGAAAAATGAAGTCTAAACAAGAACATGATGAAAAACCAAACGTTACATGTTGCTTACTTTGTAATGGTACAGAAAATCTTAACAAGCATGGATTATGCCCATTTTGCCAATTAGACCAAGATCTTAACTTTTACGACAACTAAACATATTTATGTAGTAATGGAGTAATATTTACGTATGCCACAATACAAAGATTTTCTAATTATACACCCAAAAAAAGGAAATATAAAACTAGGTAAATTATCTCATAATGAGTTATGCAGATATTGTTTTAATTTAATATTAGAATGTTCAAGACTACAACAAGAATTAAAAACACAGGGGGATAAACCAGATGAGTCTAAAGAAACAGAGTAACCCTATATGTGTTAGATGTGGTACTGAAATGACACCTATTCAAGCCTGTCACGAAAGATGTGACAACTGTGGAGCAGAGTTGACCTGTAGTGATGAATAGGTATGTGGAGCAAATTCTGGGATTGGTATGAAAGACATATTACAGAATCATTAGGTATTACAGCATTTATCCTTTATATGCAAATCCCTCATATGATATGGGCTGGAGATGCTATATTACAAAGTGGTGTTGTATGGGGTGCAAATCCAGTTTTAGACTTCTTTTTATATGGAATAGACNTAGTTGAGATATTACCCATGATAAATATAGGTCTAATCATTTATAGTCGAGTTCGTCATAAGAAAGATAATGGGTCTAAAAGTAGAACTAAGGGCTAGGCATTCAGATAATAGGGGTATATATTATTCTGAAACAAAGAGAGCAGTTATATACTTAGCCATGCATGAGACCCTAGAGGATATATATAAAACAATAAACCATGAGGTATATCACCATTGTTTTTCTGAAGCAGATGAGGTTGATGATATGGATGAGGATATGGAAGAACGGTTAATATTCTGCATACAATGGGCAGAAGAATCAATCGCTTAAATATTATAGGAAAGTATATAAAGCATGTCTAGAGTAGACGAATTAAAGCAAAGATTGGCACGTATTGGACCGATAGATCATCGTAAAGAAATTAATCTAATGAAAGAACGAGTTGCACCAAGTCGTGTTTTAGAAAAAGGAAGAGATGAATTTAGACCAACAGAGACTGATACAGGAACTGATTTACAACACAAAACTGGTGATAGGATGTTAAAGAAATCTTGGGACACAGGAATATTACCTAACAAGAAAGATGTAAATAGAACCGTTTCACAATATATAACAGAAGATAAAGCTATTAAATACTCCAAACTAAAGCAAAGACTATCGAGGTTACAACAATGAAAATGCCAAAGTTCGGTGGATTAGATTTGGCACAAAGGGTAGATAATTCTGCACTAGTTGTATTAAAGTTAGAGGATAATAAACTATCTCAAGTAGGTCAAAAGACATGGGCACATATTGACTATGAAAAGGTATTTAATGATGTAACTAAGATTAATGAAGTAGAGGAAGGCATGTATAAAATATGCTATGATAGAACAGGGGTTGGAGATGCAGTAGCCAAATTAATTAACCCAGAGATACGAAACATATTTAGACCAGTAGTATTATCAGCCCCTAAGAAATTCGAGTTAATATCATTAATGAAGGGTATGTTTAATAAGAAGAAGTTAATTATACATGATAGGGATTTATTCAGGGAGATAACAGAGCAGGAGATAGTTAAATCAGATGCAGGTAATATTCTATACAGACACCCACAAGGTTTTCACGATGATAGATTCTGGGCATTAGCCTTAGCATGTGATGCAGCATCTAATTATTTGAGAGGATATACAAGACCAAAGGTTGCTGCAGCCACACCTAGAACCACAGACTTGGAAAGCTTGGTAACCAAAGAAATTCATAAAATGATGAATTAATAACTTTAATAAGAGGGGAAGAGTAACTATTAAATATGGCAGATGAAGTAAAGGCAGCTCCTAAAGTTGCAGCATCTAATGGTGAAGCAGCACGTAATTTTGACCGTTCTCTATTTAGACGTATGAATGGGCAAGAAGGTAATTTTCAAGGCTTACAAGTTTGGCATCCAGTAGACCCATATTCTGGTCAACAAAGAAAAGAGTTTAGAAGTGCCATGACAAACCCATATGTTTATAGGGCATCACGTATTCAATGTACATATACAGCAGGACAGGGGTATACAACTGAAATCGTACCAAGACATGAAGAAGACGTACCAGAGGAACAATTAAACGAATGGCAACGTACACAGACATATCACATTCCATACTTTGATAAAGATATGACTGCAGAGCAATTATTAGATAAAGTAGACAAATTAGCATTAGATTTAGATTTACCAACAAATTTATTTAATGGGTATTTTACAGCACTGGAGCAAGGTCGATGCGTATTAGCATTGACACCTCTAGACCCAGATGAGCAAGGTAATTGGCAGCTACCAGAACAGATTAGATTAATTAGATCAGAGTTTACAGAAAGACCAGTATTAGATGATAACACAGGTGAGTTAGTTGGAGTTAGAATCATAGGGGTTAGAAGTCAAATAAGAGATAACATTATACCAGCTGAACGTATGCTTTATCTTATGCATGGATTTAACAACGAATTATTTTCAGATTATTATGGAGACTCTAAGATAGCTAGAGTATCAGATGAGGCTAACACATTAAACATTGTATTGAATCAAGACTTTGAGAGAGCTGCAGAATCAGCATGGTATAAACCACCAGTCTTTAGTGTACCAATACCACCACAGGAAGCAGGTAATGAGGATGACGTATTAGCATCATTCATTAATAAGATTAACGATTCTAAAGGTCAAGCTATTGCAGTAACAGGACCAAGTAACCCAGAAGAGACAGGGGTAAATGTTCTAACTACACCAGTTAATGCAGACATTGGTGGCTTAGAGATTATTAGAATGGGATTAATAAAGTCTATTATAACAGCATTTGGTCTACCGGGATTTATGCTTAGTGAGGGAGACATAGGTAAACTAGGTGGTAATGCAAACATTGAAGAGGTTGATGCATATCTAAACCAAGAGATTAGACCAGAGAGAATTATACTAGAAAACTCTATTGAGAAACAGTTTTATGATAGAGTGTTATGTATATTATTCCAAGAGAAAGATGCACGTAAATTACCATGTAAGATTAAATTCAAGTTCAATAAACCTAAACTACTTACATTAGTAACACCTGATATGTTCCAAGTATTAACAGGTATGGCACAAATGGGATTGATTGATTCATCAGGTATTAAAGATATATTAGGATTAGAAGACTTAGACAAAGATAGTATATCTAAAGGAAGTCAAGGTGGAGCAGACCCAATGAATAATAAACTAACAGGATGGAGACAACCTGTACAAATTAACCTATGGGAAGACTCAACAGGTAAAATGAACATGACTGCAGCAGATTGGGTTAATTCAGACCAATGGAATAAGGTAGATATTAGGAATAAAGAGAGTGAAATAGATAGAGATAGTAAGAAACACGAGTGGGAAGTTGCAGATAAGAAGGCTGAATGGTCAAACGGTAATACAAAAGAAGCTAAAAAGGATAATAAGGAGAAAAAAGAATAATGACATATGGACATGAAAAAAGCAATAGCGAGGGTTTTAGGCAACTCTGGGACATACTTCGTTACACCTTATGTTGGTTCGGCGATAGCAGGAGTACCATCACTGGAGATAGCGTTATATACAGCAATTATCGGATTAGTATTATCGACCTCAAGGGAACTGATTGAATATGGTAAAGGTCTCAAAACTGTTTATTGTGATGGATGCGGGCGACCATTTTGAGTGAAGATAACTGTGAGAATAAATGTTGGTGGGCAAAGCTAGGCGACTGTCTAGATCATATATTAATCTTTTGCCCTAAAAAATAGGGTGTAAAGTAGGGTAATATTTATATTATGTTTTAGCGTATACAATGTAAGAGTGAGCGTATTACGTCTTGCAAGTAATAAAGTCTTGCAGGAGAAGTGAATCGCCATAGGTGGAATACTGGGTCAAACATAGATAAACTGTGAGTTAACCAGACACTCTCTGAATGGTGAGAGAAATGAGGGAAGGGTGAAAACGTGAGTAACCTACCATAAGTTTATACATACTATGGATAACATGACAAGGTATGAGAGGACAGAATCATATGAGAACTGTTGACTACCAAAGTCCGACACTCTAATATTATTTTTAAATTGAAAAGTTCATATGGTGTTACTACGTAAGGGTTATGTGTCTCAACTATTATTCAAACAAGCAGAAAGTATAAACTGGTTGAGAGGTGCAAACAAATATTTAGAGAATCAATATAATGTAAAAGATTCATGGGGAGTAGGTCAAATCTGTAAGAAAGATAGTTTTGATGAAAGTTTTATGAAAGAATTTGATTATATAGTAGATACTTTAAAAACGACACCTATCGGTTGATTAGACCGATAGATGTGTAAATCGTTGAATCGTTTATATCTCCAACGCCCAAGAACGTGTGTCTCTGACTCACAAAAGAATTAGGAAGTATTACAATTTAACTATTAAACATTACGCTTAATTTATATATTTATTACATATAATTATAATATGGTAAAAATTCCAAGAGGTAGAAATAACCGAAATGAAAGAAACAGACTGTTAAAAGCAAACTATTGTAATAGTTGTGGTGAAAAAAGAGAAAGACGACCAAAAGGAACTCATTACACATGGCATAACGCACAATGTGAAAAATGCTGGAATGAAGAAGTTAGAAGCCATACAGAAAATTTAGCTTGTAATTAAGGGCATATTTTGGTTGAAGCAGTTGGTAGTTGTTTACATTCCATAAATCTATCTACAAGATAACCCACCCCTATGTGTTTTGGTGCTAGACCATATAATCCACCAAATCCATCTTTATCATATATTTCAACTGCCATCTGTAAATCAATAGGTTCTATTACTATTGTATCATTAGTATCAAATGGGTCAAATGATGGGTACATAAGAGATGACACATTATTATTCCTTGACTTATCTTCTACATAATGACCTAATCCTATAGCATGACCAAACTCATGTAGCATTATCATTTTAATAGCTGGATATGGCATATATACAGGATTCAAATCTATTTCAACATTATATGGCACATTTCCTAATCTATTATTATCACCATCACAGCCTATACATAATGAAACACTTGGTTTTTCTATATGTTTTAAATATGTTGTAATAAATACATATTGATGAGTAGAATTAGAAAAGTTATAGCTTGTGGTCCCAAGTGCATCATTACCTGAATATTCCTCAAATTCCATAAATATTTGGCATTGTGGAAAATCATCAGCGTGTTTATCATTATGATATTCATATTCATAAAATCTCACGTCCATAAACCAATTACCACCTGAATAATCAGTAAGTCTATTTTGCCAGTCTTTAACTGTGGAATAGGCATCATATAGAACACCACCATAAAATCTCTCATGTAAAGATGGTTCTGGCTCTGCTATACAAACAGTAGGATTATCTTTATGCCATATGTTATTACCTA